TACGGGTTCGAGTCCCGTCTGGAGCATAGGAGAAAAGATGGCAGCAACACTTAAGTACATTCAACCTGACGCAGAAGAGTTTATGATTCACCTTGCACGTGTCTCATCAGAGAACCAAGATAACCCTGAGTACGTGCGCTTACTCAACTACTGTATGAAGGAAGGCCACTGGTCTGTATTTGAGATGGTTGATGTAGTCATGGAGATCTACACATCTAGGGCTGTTTCAGCACAAATGTTGCGCCATAGAAGCTTCCATTTCCAAGAGTTTAGCCAGCGATACGCTAATCCATCCAAGATTGAGCTAGACCTGCCTGTAATGCGACGCAAGGGAGCTACAAATAGGCAAGGTAGCGTGATGTATGAAGATCAGGAAACGCAATATGAGATGGACAACAAAGCATTGGCTCCAGTGCTTTATTCCATTCGTGCCTACGATGACCTTGTTAAGTCTGGCGTAGCACTTGAGTCCGCTAGGATGATATTGCCACTATGTGTTGGTACACGCCTGTATATGAAGGGCACTGTGCGGGATTGGTTGCATTACTGCCGAGTACGAATGGATAGCCACACACAGCAAGAGCATCGCTCAATTGCAATTGACTGCTGGAATGTACTGAAAGAAGTGCTACCATGCACTACAACTGCGTTTGAAAAGTATTATTTAAAGTCAGAACAGGGAGAATAGTTATGTATATGCTACGAATTGGCCGTGATAGCGATGTTGATGTTGAGTTAACGCCGTCAAAGCGTTACATCATTACAGATAAATCCGGTACTGCTACGCAATGTGAAAACATTGGGGCAGTTACGTACCTCACCAACGCAATGCGTTCCGGCGTTAAGGTTCCAAATAAGTGGTTTATTGATTTTCAGAACCATGTAATTGGTGAATTAGTGGAAAAGCTTGAGGAAGTAACCAATAACAATGCTGCAAGTTGAGTTTATTTGGAACGGCAGAAAAGATGAAGGCGTATTACCAATACGCAAAACAGACTTATCTAGCGGTTTAGATCTTAAAGCTTACATTGATAAACGTGTTGTAATGAAGCCCGGTGCAAGAGCACTCATTGATACAGGTTGGTCTGTAAGTATTCCTAAAGGGTATGAGGCGCAAGTTAGATCGCGCTCAGGAATGGCGTACAAGTACGGCATCTTTGTATTAAATTCACCCGGCACAATTGATAGGGACTACACCGGAAATATCAAGGTGCTGTTGCAAAATGCTTCACAGGAAGAGTTTGTCGTCCTTAATGGGATGGCAATTGCTCAACTCGTTGTGGCTCCTGTAGCAATCGTAGAACCTATTGACGTACGCACAGGCGTGTTGTTCGATGCAGATGTAACCTCTTCATCTAGAGGTAACGGTGGATTTGGAAGTACTGGTGATTATTAGTGATTGACAATAGGCACTATGGCAAACATCGCATTCAAGCAATCGAAGTTGCATGGGAATGGGACTTAACTCCAGAAGAGTTTTCGTGCATTAAGTATATTGAACGAGCTGGTGACAAACCGGGCAACACTTACGATAATGACATCTTAAAAGCAATATGGTTTTTAGGTGCAGCATTATTTAAGGATAGATATAAAGCCCAGAAATTACAAGATTTTGCATCTGGGCTTCTATCTACGGAATTAACTCCACTGGAAATTGATTCCAGCCGTTAGCACTTACAAGGTTCGGACTTGCAATATGGGCAAGGCTTTTTCGTCTTTGGCGGAACGGACTTGCCCTTCTTCATGCCTTTGGACATACCTTGCTTCATCTTAGATTTGCCCTTCATCATCCCTTGGATCATCTGTCGTAACATAACACACCTCCACCGCAAGTATACAATTGCACATCCTAAACGCATTACCTACGGTATAATACGCATGGAGAAAACAATATGTTGAATCATGTTACATTAATTGGCCGTCTTGTTGCAGATCCTGAGCATAAACAATCAAGCAATGGTAAGGGGTTGTGCAGTATTCGTATTGCAGTAGACCGTAAAGGCCGAGAGAAGGAAACAGACTTCTTTAGCTGTACTGCATTTGGACAAACTGCTGATGCATTAAGCACGTATGCACAGAAGGGTCGTCTTATTGCAATTACTGGAAAGATCCAGATTGATAACTACACGGATAAAGAAGGCGTTAAGCGTCAAGGATTAAAGGTTCTGATTGATCAGTGGACACTACTTGACTCGCGTAAGGAGCAAGATGGACAAACAGCTCCACCAAATCCACGCCCAGCAGGATCACTTACAACAGACGATATTGACGATCCTTTTGCTGATGATTAAGTTAGCATATTTTTTGATGTAGCGACATCAAACGCTTTTCTTCTAGCATCTTGTCCGGAAACTCCTAATTTCCAGTATATGTTTTCAAGATAAGCGTGAATAGTCCTTGGACTTAATCCAAGTGACGAAGCAATCTCTTTAGAGGTCATGCCATTGCCGACAGCAATCATGACCTCTTTTTCTCTATTTGTCAGCTGTGCCATATTTCCATTGTACTGTAAGTAATGATATGTATTGATAGTTTATAGTATGATGCATCTATGGGTGTAATTAAGAAATATCAGAATCCTAAAGGCGGATTAAACGCTGCTGGACGTGCACATTTCAATCGCACAACAGGTTCTAAGCTTAAACCACCTGCTCCTAATCCTAAAACAGATAAAGATGCTGCTAGGCGTAAATCATTTTGTGCCCGTATGGAAGGCATGAAAAGATCAAGGACATCTGCAAAAACTGCAAATGACCCTAATAGTCGCATTAATAAATCATTGCGGGCATGGGATTGTTAATAGACGAGGTGTGTTATGCAAAAAGGTAAAAACAGTAAGCTTTCCGATCCAACTACTGGAGCTTCTGCTATTGGATTAAAGACCGGCGACAAAGTTCCATATGCTGAAATGGGTTATGCTGTACCAAAAGCTAAGCCACAATATAAAACGCCTTCAAAACCATCCTCAGCTGAACCAACAACTGGCGCAAGTGCAATTGGGCTAAAAACTGGAGATCGTGTTCCGCGTGAACTTATGTCTGGTCGTAAACCAATGATGAATAGTAAACCAGCGTCGATGAGTAAAATGCTTGGCATTAAAAACAAGAAATGAAAAGCAAGTCACATCCGGGATTTAAAGCAGTGCAAAACAGCATTGCAAGCAAACAGGGCATCAGTAGCAAAGCTACTGGTGCCATATTGGCATCTGCAACACGTAAAGCTTCTGCAAAAGCGAAAAAAGCTAATCCACGGTTGTTGCGCGTTAAGTAGTGGAGTAAGTTATGGCATCATTTCGTTCTTTATTAATGGGTATGCAGACCGACAAGGAAAAGGCTGGATTAGATAAAGCCGTTACTAGTCCTCCACCTGCTCCTGCAGCAGGTCCTGCGCCAGTGGAAAAACCAGCTCCATTTACACCTGAAGAAAAAAGAATGAAGCCTGACTTGGCTGTAACAACAGCGGGCATTCCACGAATTGCTAAGTCACGTGTTGATCGCCAGTTGGCATTAAATCCTGATGACGAACGAGCATTACGCAGGTTATTTGAAACAAATCCATCAAAAGAAGAATTTAATGCTCAGGCAAAACCTATCTTTGAACGATTACAGATTCTAAAGTTTCCTACTACAACTGTTGACCCATACGATTACTTTGCTGCAAATCAGTTGCCTAAAACAGCTGGTGCTCGTGAATTTAAGGCTGACTTACAAGAAGATGTACGCCAAGGACAAATTGATACAAAGGAATTAGTATCACGTGGTTTAGAAGCTACAACTGAATCTGTATTACCAAATGTGTATACGCCTACAAAGCCTGTTAAAACGGGTGGTGGTGCCACGTCTGGTAATACACGTCAAATGGCTGGTGGTATGTCATCACGTTCTGGAATGTTAGACATGGATACATTCCTAGAGCGAGCTATGCCACGCATTGAAGATTTATCACGGCTTAGCGGTCGCCCTGTTGACGCAATTAAGGCTGATATCCGAGGCCAGATTGAAGAAACACGTGCTGCTCCCGCTAAAAAATCAGGTGCCTACGAAACAGCTTTACAGGCAATTACAAAGGATTATGTACCCGGTAGAGCAGATACAGTAGATGCTGGCAAGGTTGGTGGCGCAACGCAATTTGGTGGAGAAATACCAGACTTTACCGACACTAAAATGCGCAATGCATTTGCAGCTGTAGTAGGCCGTCAAATCGGTGCTCGATCACCCGGTGCGTACCTCGGTTCATTGTTAAATATGGATGCGACCGCACGTTTGAATGCAATTACAAATGCATCCTTAGAGAGCGGTATTCCAAAGCAAGATGCCTTAGATATGGCACGTTTTGTTGAAGGCGTTGCTGATGTTTATGGCAATGCTTCCGGTAAAGCAAGAACAGATATTGCGAGTGGATTTACCAAATTCATTGAGTTAACAACAGCTTTAGATAATCCATCCCTTGGTGTGCCAGATAACGTTAAATCGGAAATATTTGGCAAAGCTACAGATATCTTCCAGAACACATTGATGAATGCTGGAGAATATGGAGCAGGTAAAGACCTTACATCTAAGCGACGTGGTACTGATACGCTTGCAAACCTAACTGACAGAGGTATGGTTAGTTTCCTTCTGAGTGGTCGTCCATATTCAGAATGGCAGACGATATCAAAACGAGTAGCCGGTGCAGATCAAGAACAATGGCGCGACGAAGGAAAAGTCTCTGTCAAGGATGTTGAGACAAAGTTAGTTGCCGACACTATG